CCCCATAGCCTAGGGTTACTAGATCAAGGGTAATAGTTTCAATTCTAAGTGTGGTGTCCTTGCGAGAGGCCACAAAGTTAGCGGCAAGGTTTAGAGCTTCTTCATCTGTCTGCATGAGCATGTCATTGGCAGTAATGCTGTGCAGAAAGAACTTATCTATCGAGTCTTGATTAGAGGCAGTCTGTGGCGATCCACCTGTTCTAGTCACAGTTGCAGAGTTCACAATCGTCTTATCATCTAGGGCAAAGGTAATCCCAGCATAAGGAATGTCTGTAGATCCAGTGGCATTAGAAAAGACTGTAGGTGTTGCTGTGCCTGATTGATAGACAAAGTCACGATCCTTGAATACTGCGTTGCCAGCCTTGTCAAAGTAGAAGGCTCCCTGCTCTGTGAAAGTAACAGTTTCTAAAGCTGCTAGGGCAGAGCGTGTCGTGGCTGGATCTGCCTGACATAGAGTATTGCCAGTCATAACAGACCTAGCACTTGATGGCCAGCCAATAGTGTCTAGGATCTTATCCACGCGAGTGCCGGTGTCTTGCCCTGCTACTGCTCCTGTGACAGTAGTGACATTGGAGTTGAATACCAGTCTAAAAGCATCAGAGCAAATGAGATCGACATAACCCAGTTCTTGATCTTTAGGGTAAGTGTAAAGATACTCAGTAATGTAACCCTTAAAGATTGAATAGTCTGTGCCTAAGTAATCTGCGGAAATAATAATTGAGCGTAGGGGAACAAGATTGGGATAATACGGACTCGTAACTGATGTTGGGTTCCAATCACCGTTTTGATCGATGATCCGAACTGTGGCTGTGCCTGACTGATACTTGTCTTGAAATAGGTTGCGCTCTTTGCGTGTGTCGATCTTAGTTACTTGATTGGATACATCAATGATAACTTGACCAGGCTCACCTAATACACCGAAGTCAAGCTGTGAAGTATCTAGGATAAATGGCGTGGCAAAGGATGCACCGCCTGTAAGGTTGATCTGTATTTTAGGGGTTGCTGGTAAAGCCATTAGTACACCGTACTGTAATTAACTGGAGTACCCGAAGCCTGTTGTGCATAAAGTCCCTGTGTGATTGCTGCAACTAGATCGCGCTCTGTTGATACTGAGCCTTGAACAGAGATGTTAACAATAGTGTCACCATTTGGCACTGCCTGTTGGCTGAGTGAATTGTAGCCATAAAGCGGAGTTGTAGGGATTAGGTTCATGTCAAACTGGCCACCGCCATAGCCCATAGGCGATCTGTCAGTTGTGCCGGGCACTAATTGTTGGCTGAGTGAATTGTACTTATACAAAGGCTCAGCTGTAATTCCACCGGCAATAGGATTAAATTTAGGTATTTCAATCTTGGCTAATTTAGCAAACTCTAATGCAAGCTCTTTTAAGGTTTGTAGCCATGCATTAAATGGGTTACTTATAGAATCAAACATGCCAGCCTTATCACGAAGGTTGCTTAATTGCTGAGCATTATTGACTAATGATTGTGAGATTCTAGCAGCGGCATCAAGGTTGCCTTGATTGATTGCTTCTTCAAGATCATAGATGTTTTGTTTTAGGCCAACCCTTACTCGTTCTTCTTCTGTAAGTTTGCCTTGAGCGGCAGCAGCTAACTGGATTGCTTCTTCATCAAATAACTTCTGGCCTTGAGAAAGCAGTAAAGCGGCCTTGTCTAAGGCTTCTTGCTTTTTCTTTTCAGCAAGTAAGGCTTTTTCTGTGGCTAATTGTTTTTTCTTAGTATCTGCTATTTTCTTGGCAGCGGCATTAGCAAGACGATCTGCTTCTGCCCTTTTCTTAGCTGCTGCGGCCTCGACTTCAGCAAGGTATTTAGTAGCGGCGGCTCCACCGTATATTTTTTCCGTGAGTTTGCCGTATTCTCTTGAGTAATCTAACAGGCCGCCCTCACCAAAGACCAGTAATTCTTTAGGCAGATTTAATGGGTTACTTACTAATCTTCCAAGAAAGTCACCGACTACTGGTATCTTTGTTATTTCTTTAATTAGTTTTGATACTGCCACTGTAGTTTCAGCTGTTGCCTCTGCAGCCTCTGTCATCGATGTTGTTAAACTATCAACTGATTCATCATCGCTTAGCAGTTTTAGGGAATCTAAAATACCCGTACCAATAATAACCTTTACATCGTTGGCAGTATTGGCAAGAACTTGCATCTGACCAGCACTTGTAAGTCTAAGGTTTTTGTTAAAATCTTTGTAAGTCGAATTAAGAACTTCAACTAATGCCGCTGCTCTTTCTGTCTCAGTTCCTTCTTTAATTCTTTTCTTTGTAACATCATCTATAACAAAGCCCACTCTAGTCAAAGATGTGAAGTTGCCATTGAGGGCTTGAGCCAAGCCATTAGTCATAGACTTAAACTGTTCAGTGGTGGCTGTTGCACCCTTTTCAGCAGTTACATAATCTAGGATCGCTGGAGTAAGTTGTTCAATGGTAGAAATCTGAAGATTGAAAGTTGCTAACTGAGACTGAGTTTGAGTTATGCTTCCAGCGGTAACTACACCAATCTTCTCAAGTGCGCTTGCTTGTTGATTAAGTGCATCAATTTGGCGGCGGCTTGCCCCTGTTGTAACCTCTAAAAGATTTGCGAGTCTTTCTTGCTCTGCCTGCGACTCTAGGGCAGCTTTAACAGATGCCCTACCATAGGCAACAATAGCAGCCGTACCAAAGGCTAAACCAACATTTCTTGCTAAGTTTTTAACACCTCTGTTAAGTTTATCAGTTGCAGTCTCAGCTTGCTTAAATGCTTTTTTACCAGTGAACTGGGTGGCTATGTCAATTCTTACATCTGCCATGATTACCCCTTCACCTTTGTGCGAGCATCAAGTTTTTTTGCTGAAAGTTCAATGGCCTTGATTACAGCTGCGTTAGTCTTACCACCGTCTTCTTTCCATGCTCTAAAGATTGCGCGACCCTTCATCTTGCGAGAGGCTCGGCCTGCTTGACCTTCTTCACGCTTATAGGCATCAACAATCCTGCCTGTGTTATTTAATGCGTCAATAAATTGTTGACCAGCATAAGGGTTATTACTCTTTGACTGATCTTTAGATCCTGATCTAATGTTCTTACCAAAATTTGGATGTCCTTTTAATAAAACTTTATAGACTGGCGCTTGCTCTCTGCCTTGAGGATTCTTTCGGCCGGCGGTTTCATACAAAGCACCAGCCGCAGATGAGTTAACAATTCGAGCTAAAGAACGAAAGCCTGATCTATTTGGCTTTGATGGTGTTGTTTTGTAACCAATACCGCGCTTAGCCTCAGATGTTGACCATTGAAGTCTTTCCCATGATCCTTTAGTAGGCATACTCCAGCCAGATAGCGGAGAGTTTGAAGGAATGAATCCTCTTGCCTTTGCAGTAATTGGCTTAAGTAATCCTGCGATTTCTTTTTGTGTTTCTTTAGCCAAGTCTGGAGCAAACTCTCTTAGAGCCTTGCGGAGTTCAATGGCGCCCTTTAATTCTGTTGCCATCTTTGATCTCCTTTGCTTCATCCTGTAAGCCTTGAAGCAATGCATCTAGCATCACTTTGTCTAACTCTAATAAATGTTGTGGCGCGATCCCTAGCCTTATGCTTAGCCTAGCAATAAGGTAGGTGAACGGGAGATCGCGCTTTAAGCTAAAGGGTCGGAATCAAGCACCTCAACACTTTTAAGTGTCTCAATGAAGTCCATCCCAAATGGCTTTACAGTCTCACCAGACCTACGAGTAATTTCCCATGCAAGCCAATAAACATCGCTTTGCTTTTCCTCATCGCGAAAAGCCTTGTGGAAACCCTTTTTAGCATACATCTCAAACGAGTACTCCACTGCTGGAGTAATCTCGCCTTCTAATACACTTCCATCTTGTCGAACGATCTTTAGTCTTGCCATGTTTAGCCCCTTTGTTTAGTTGTTTAGAATGTACCTGTTGTTGCTACTGCAACTGCTGAGTTACATGTGAATGTAATGCTTTGCATGCCAATGTCGCCAACAGCACCGTTAATGTCTGTTGTGTTATTGACTAGGATTGAAACAGTGTATAAAGGGTTAGTTGCTCCTACTGCTGTTCCTTTTTCCTGTAGAAATACAGCTGTGACTGTAGTTCCCCATGCAGCCTGTAGTGTTGCCAATACATTTGCTGCTGCTGTGTCATTTAGGAAGTCGATAGTTACTGTTGATGACTCTAAGCCCTTTACGAACTTGTGTGATGAGTCACCCATTGCAGTTACTTCTAGTTCATCGAATACACGGTTAATTGTTACAGATGTGACATGATCAGATAGATCGACAGAATTGATCTTCACGCCGACCTTGTTGTTTAGAAATACAGCCATGAGATTATTCCTCGTCTTTCTTGGTAGGTGCTGGCTTAGGTGTTGATGGTGCTACCTGCCCGATTTTCTTCAGGAAGGCTTCGTTTTCTTTTTCCCACTCGGACATGTTAACTCCAACTCGTAAGGATGTTTATGGACATCTCGCAGCTGAGTAGGTCACCCGAAGCAGCGTTGAGAATACTAGGTGCGCTGATTGCGCTTACATTATAGGTCAAAGATGATGCTGCGAGCTTTGCGAACACGCCACAGACTGCATCTTCTATACCGTTTAAGTTTCCTTCATTGTCAAACAAAGGCACAGTAATAATAATCTTAAAGTTAGCCATCGGGCTGATTGTGATGTGCTGGTTATTGCTAGGTGTTAAATAAGGATCATCTGGAGACACGATCACAGAGTTAGCCAAAACAGTTGCAGGTGGAAAGGCAAATGTCTGCCACTTAGAGTTGTCAACTAATGCTGTGGCTAATGTTGTGCGAAGGGTAGTGACTGCAACTGGCATTATCCCACCATCGAGCGAGGGTCTAGTGCGTGTGCGATCAATCCTCGCACCTTAGCGAGAAGCTGTGCGCTCATTCGGTAAGGTGAGGGCTGGAAGTCAATGGCGTTAGAACCTGAAAGTGTTGCGGTTCTTGCTTGCCAGATTTCAACAGCGATCATCAAAGCTGCGTTCTGCACTGCTGTGTCAGTTGTCCAGTCTGTGTAAGTCTCACCTGTTACTGTACCGAAAGGTTCAATAGGATGTTTTGGCTGAACTACTGTGTGTGTCGTTGTCACTGAAATTGAGTAAGTATCTACTGCTGTAATTGTTTTGGAGCCATTGTACTTAGTGCCAGAGTTGGCAATAGTTACAGTCTGACCTACATAAAAAATGTCTCTAACTGGAATGTCAAAGTAAAGAGTTCCTGTGCCCACAACATTGCTGTGCGCTACTGAAAACCAAACAGGTTTCCATAGCATAGGAAGTAGTACTGCATCTGAAGCATCACATACTTCTTGAAGGGTTGCATCTGGATACAAGGTGCCAACGCCAAGCGTAGTGCGTAACTCGCTGACTGTGGTTAGTGCCATGTGCAATCCTTTCTAAAGACTCTAGGGGTCAGAGGGCTACTGACCCCTAGAGCGACTTAGTGAGTTTATTACGCCTTGTTGTTCTTGAATGCGCCAGCTGCAACCTTAGTTGCAATAGCACCGAATCCGTAGTAACCGACTGTTACTGATCCGTTTGCTGTTGATTCTGCGCGTAGGCGGTATGTTGGTGACTCGTACCATGTGTATGCATCTGGGTTAACGATAAGGATTGTTCCATCGCCATCGCCACCGTTTGTTGGATCTACATAAAGGTTAAGTCCTGCAACATTACCTGTTAGTGATGTTGGTGCTACTTGACCGCCAGCGTTCATTGGCTGTGATGCTGTGTAGATTGGGCGACCTGCATCGTTAAGTGACATAATGTTTGACCATTGTCCTGTTGATACGACCATGTTGCGAGCAAATGGATTTGCAAGTCCTGCTGTTGCTCCATAAACAGAAGCTGAACCGCGAGCAACAATTCCTAGAAGTTCTGCTGCTGTTGGGTATGTAACAGTTGTTGTTGCATCTGTTGTTGCACCTGAGATAAGTGCTGCGTTGACTGCTGCGTTTGTTGCCTTTGCATAAGCTGCTGCCATGTTGCGTACTAGCTCATCAAAGAATGCTGGAGATGTACGATCTAGCAATTCAACAGAGAATGTCTGTTGTCCTGCATACTTCTGTACTGTTACAGATAAGAAGTTTGAGTTTTGATCTGTGTCGCTAAATGCATCGCCTTCTGGCTCAATAGCAACTGTTGGCATCTGTGTGATGCGTGGAATTTCGAAAGTCATACCTGCATCTGGAAGCACTCCACGAGAGATTGCATCGATTGATGGACGGATTGTTGTTCCGAGTGGGTTGATAATTTCTGACAACTGGCGTGTTGGTACAAGACCTGCGTTGTCTGTTGTGTCTGCTGCTGCTAATAGGTATTGACGAGCATCCTCATCACCTAGTGCTGCGCGGATTGAGTTTTCAGCATACTTTGCTGCTGTAACTTCAATGCGTGGCTTTGAGTAGTATGCTGCTGAAACAGTTGGGCGAGCAGCTTCAACCGCTGGAGCCTCAACTGGTGTTGCTTCGACTGCTGGAGTGGTGTTTTCCACGGTGGCTGTCTCGCTTTCTGTTGGTTGGATTGTTTCTTCTTCTGCAGCAGATTCTTCTGCTGCAATGTCAGTGACTTGAGCCGATTTAAATGCGGGCTCTGTTACAAGGCTCGTTTCTGCGAGCCGGGCCATGGATACATAAGTAATGCCATCTTTGATTTTTGATTTTAGAACTTCTGCACCAATACTTAACCCTGACTGTAATCCTTCTTCTGCAAGGATTAGAGCCTCAGTACCGCGCTGCGAGCGACTAATAGAAAATACTGCATAAATAGCATCTTCAGTTTCGCTAAAACTTATCATTCGTCCCAAAGGTTTTTTATTGTCATGCTGGCTAAGAAGTTTGATGGCCTTAGGATCTGCGATCTGGATTGAACCAGATTCAAAGATTACTTTACCCATGTTTGTCGATCCTGCCTCAATGTTGAGAGGTACGATCTTGCCTGAGATAGTGCGATTGGCTGAGTCCGCTGTTAGATCAGCTGAGAAGGTAATTACTTGGTTCATACTAGACCATTGCTTCCGTTAGGTGTTAGATCAGTCATTTCCATAGCCTGTTCCTGAGTTACTAGGTTAAGGGCTAAGAGTTTTTCTATTACTGCGAGTTCTGCCAAAGGATCAGTACGCAAAAAGTTTTTATCAATGTCAAATTTAACAACATTTCCACGAGCAGTAATGTCATCCATAGATAGGCGATCTTCAATCGCTGTAATAAATGGTTGTAAAGACATTGTTAAAAATTGCTTGCGCTCATCTTGGACATTTGAATAAGTCATTGAGTTGTTTTGATCTGCTGAAACATAATAAGCCGGAACATTGCATAATCTGGCGCATTCCGTAGCTAGGTTGAAAATAGCATCCCCGTACATCATGTCCTTAGGTGAGAATGAAACTGGTGTGTATTCTAAAGTGCTTGTTAGATAAGCAGTAGAGCGATTATTGCGAGCGTTCTTCCATGAAGCCAATAATCCTTGAACTTCTTTAGGATCTAAATCTGCGCCTGTGTTTTTAATGTATCCAGATGCCATTGGAGTAGCAGCTGCAATAGTTGCTGCCTTTTGTACATCAATAGCAGCGCGGATTGTTTGCACTCCAGTATTTAGGATGCCATCATTTAATGATTGGAATGTGACAAGCGAGCCCAAACCGTCCATAGGCAAAGTAGTGCCATCAACTGCATAAGATTTAACGAAAACATTATCCTTATCAAGTGTTGCAGTTACTCGATGATTAGCAATCCACTCAAAGCGAGATGGGCGACCATCTTCCTGATAAACCTCTACAACTTTCCAAAAGGCTTGTCCGTAAAACAATAATGAATCAACAGTCCAAGCAATCGTTACAGATCGTGGCTGCGAGTATGAAGGTTGCTCTAACCATGCAGGTGAGCCAAGTTCTTCATTGGTAGATTTTCTATAAAGCTCTAAAGGAATTGCTCCTATTGTGCCGGCCAATAAATTGCGGCACCTAAATAACGCAGGTACAGAGACAGCTTCTGTTCTTGAAACATAGGCGTACTGAAATGGCATGGCATAAGGTGAATACTCGCCAAGAACTTGAGGTGCAGCTTGAGCCTCTAATAAAGGCTTGGACTGTAATCCGAATGTTTGCAATAAGCGACCCATAGACATAAAGAATACCATTTGTCAAGTAAATAGACAACACGCCGTGGGTGTGTCTAAGTATAAATCTGTGGCTTAGGTTGAGGCAGCATTAACTTAGTAACGCACATTGCTAATCCGATCGGCGCGCTTATGTCTCCAGAGCTGCGCCTTTTTATAATACGCCATGCGGAGTCATTGGTTTTTGCTGCTGTGTTTTGAAATTGTTCAACAAGCTCTTTCATGCCATTGTGAACGACTCTAAGATTGGTCAATCCTTCTAGTAAGTCTCCACACGCCTTATAGAACTGCTGGCCTGATACATCTTCGACTACAACCCCAGAGTTAGCCAATCTGTCAGCAATAGTTTGTGTTGCGTACTTGTCAAAGCAGACTAAGCGCGGTTTGTAAAGATCGACCCATGATTTTATGGATGCAGCCATCTTAAGTTCGTCAATGGCTACTTGAGAGCTGTAAGTCTCCAAGATCCCGATGCCAATCCTTCCATCTGGCAGAAGTTGTCCTGCGACTAGTGATCCGTTTCGCCTTGAAGGACTGACATCGAAACCGAATACAGTATAAGCGCCCACAGTCATTTCTAGTGTGCTATCTGAACTGTTTTCAAGAATCTCTGTACTGAAGGGGCAATTTAATGCGCTTATCCACTGACAAAGGGTCTCGGTGCGAGCTGCATCTGGTGTGGATGATGCGATCGTTTCCTCAATGGCCTCGACCGAAATTAGATAGCCCATTGACGGATTTGCAAGCGCCCATGCTTTTCTATCCCAAATGTCGCAAAAATCTGGTGCAGAATACTCGTAATAACCTAAACTCTTAGGTGGATAATTCTTACAGGACTCGTGTAGGGAATTCAGTACTGAGGAATAGGCATCACCAGCATTGGATGTAAAAAGTCTTTGGCTGTTCATTCTTGCAAGCGTTACACTTTTCGCTGCATCCATCGCGGCTTCTGATACTTCCCGCAATTCGTCAATCCATAGAAAATCTGCTGTTCTACCGCGAGCGCCATCGGATGTTGCAGCGGCTACTTCTAACTGAGCTCCATTAGCCAGAATAATTCGTTCATCGCCGTTAGTTCTGCGAATACCCTTTTTAGGATCTCCATCTTTAAGCTGCGCCCGCATCCATTCGTTTCGCTCAATGATGTCAGCCATTATGTTAAAGGACTTCATAGCCATAGCTCTATTAGAGGACATGATGAGGATGTCCTTTTCACCAAACATAAACAACCCTGCTAAACAGCGCATCCTTGCAAGATGTGACTTTCCTGATTGACGAGCTATGAGTAAAAGGTTTGTCTTACGAATAAACATGGATTTTTTATCCATGGTACACATGTCATTAAGGATTAGTTTTTGCCAGTCAAGTAAAGGCTGACCAATGCGTTCTGCAAGCTCTGCTACCTGTGTTCCTTTAGTTTCGCCTTTAAGCCATGGGCTGTGGAGCCTTGGTTTCAGCGCCCCTCGTAGCGGCTTGGATCTTTTGGTCGTAGTTGTCATTGAATTGGTTTAGGTCGGATCTTAAACGGACTGTCCAGCATCGTCTCGGACCGTGTCAGGGAGAGATGTTCTGAAAAGACAGGGGGGGTAGCACCTCGTGCTAAAAAAACGCCCTCATTGTGTGCGCCCTTGCGTGAGTTACATGGTGCGCAGCATGCCACTAAGTTATCTAGCTCATGCCCACCACCGTTGGCTCTAGGTATTACATGGTCAACCTGTGTTGCTTCACCACTACAGTAAGCACAGATGTATGAGTCACGCTTGAGTACACGCAATCGCTGATCTTTCCAGCGTTGAGTACCTAACTCCCTATGACTTGCAGCTCTACTCAATGCCAGTTCCTTAATTTAAAGTGTTCCCATGCTTTGCATGCACTACCATCATAGCGATGATCTAAGTATCTCATGTGTAGTTGTATCTGTTGCATAGGATTCATGTCTTTAGCAATAGGATTCTTGATCTGTAATAATCCATACACATAGCTCTTAGTAGGACTAGATAAATTACCAATAGCCTTATGATTCCATGCTGATTCTTTACTGATCAGTAACTTAATACACTTAGCCTCTGGCTTTGACATAGTGGCATTGATGTATCTTCTAGGGTCATTCTTAAAGCTATCTATTTGCCCAGTATTAGCATCATACATTGGTGATAATAGAGTTATCCCAATAGCGATGGCTACCGAGCGAGCTATTCGCGAGCGGCTCGCTCTGTGCCCCTTATGGGCACTAGCCCTGAGAGTACCGTACATGTCAATCTCCTAACTATAAGTGCTGGTCAGACGGCGTGTCGTTTAGTCCTTGCCCCATCCTTTGCCCTTAAAGTGAATTGGATTAGCTGTGATTATCTTTGTCATTGGTTCATTACAATACTGACATAAGACTATTGGTCGATTGTGCCATCCATGAGTGATCTCTTGATTGAGATTGCATCGCTTGCATTTGTAGTCATAGGCTGGCATGTTAAACACTTCCTTATCATGTATGACCCACATGCAGTACACCGGTCTATGTCTGTTTCTGTAGGTTCTTTGTCTAAGTGACCGTATTTAAGTATGAGTAGTGGCAATAGATCCTCTAATCGGATGATCGCGGCATAGTCACGCGGATCCTCACCTTGCCCGTTTAGTCGCAGTACGCCGAACCCTAACTCCCCAGTGATAGATGTTCGAGCTTTTAATTGCTTCATGTACGCCAATGGTTGAAAGCCAACCCTTGCTTTAACCTCGCAGTCAAATGGCACATTAACAATGTCTTTGCCACTACCCCTTCCCACACATGCGCCTTGCCACCAAGTCGATAGGTACTCAGCTACAACTCGCTCTGTGCGAAAACCTCTGTGCTTTCTATGCTGTGAAGCCATTAACTAAGTATCCCATCGCAAAAGATAAGAACATGGCTAAACCAGTTAAGATTGCTATAAGTGTCTGCTTATCCATTGACTGCATGACACTTTCTACACTGCCACGCACCAACTACAGGCTTTTCTTCCTTAATTACAATGTTGGCAACGATGTCTCTAGCTTCTGTTGGCTCATTACATAGTTGACAGTTGATTATTTCTATGAATGGGATGTCATCAAAGTTAACCCATCCACCTAGTCCATCTGCATTATGTATCTCAATGTATCCCATGTTATGCCCTTGCCTTTTGTGGTTCCCAAGTGCCTGAACTTGAGAGCTGATACCAAAGTGTTGGACACTTAGGCTCTGATCCTTGCACACCAATGTGTCGGCAGAAGTAGCCACCCCAAGCCCGGCCGTTCTTTACGCCATCCTTGAATTCACGATCGCCATGCTTGCAGCTAGGCACATCCTTTGCAGTTCCTAAAATCTCTGCAACAGTATCAACAGCCTTGTCTAATGTAACAGGTGCATCGACTTTCTTTAATGACTCATCTTGCTCACCGAATGGTGTAGTCCAGTAATCCTTTTCTACCTTAGGCGCTGGAGCCTTAACAACCTTTGTCATTTCTTCTCGGCTAGCCCTTTTTCCTTTAGGTGCATAACCTGCATTTGCAAGTGCTCTGCCGATCGCCGAAGTTTCACAATTCTCCAATGCAGAAGTTTGATTGACACCTCTGCTAGTAACCGTTTCCTCTGCAAGGCCAGTGGCCCATGCAACTGTATCTGTAGCATTTTTATACAAATACGCCTTAACAATGTATCTATTTGAATCCACAACTTCCAACTCAGTTGAAATCCTAAAATCTTTGTGATCTGCAATAAATTTTTCAAGTCTCACCTCTACTGGTTCATAGTCCGAAAGATTAAACATAAAGTGGATTCTCCTCTGTTGCTAGTTGCCCGCCTAGTGCCCCGTATGAGCAAAGATCGATCCAGTTGTCAAGGTGCTGGGCGCTTTGATTGGTTCTTGCAAGCTTGACGAGAACCATGATCCCTGCAACCTGATAGTCATGTATTGGTGTTTGTAGGTATGCACTAAGCAGCATTGCGGTGTGTTGCAAGTTGTCCGCAGGATGACCGTATGAAAGGCCACGATCAGAGATTGTGTCTGTTGCGTTGAGTAGTATGTCACGAGCTATCATTCTTGCCAAAATTCTTGTCTATTGACAGCTCGACCTCGATGATAGCCTTCACGAAATCCTTTGTTGTAATTACCTTCTGAAACATGTGCGTAAATTATTCCTACCAAAATAGGAAACAGCAGTAGAGCTGCTCCGATAATCTGATTGTCAGTCATCTTGCTCCTATCGCACCAACGCCCTCGGCTGGTGACAGGCTTAGTGTTGCACAGCCCTGCGACTATTTGTGTTTAATTTGATAACGAAATGATAACGATTCTGCCTCATCAACTGCATCGTCAATAGTCTTGCGGACTGGAAAGATGTCCCTAACGAGGTCGTCCATAGACCTTGCCATTAACTATAAATGTGCCATTCTTCTCAATGTAGATTAGATCGACTTGGACATTCTTACCATGCACATACATGATGGCAAATGCCTGTTGCCAATTAGCCGTTCCTTTGGTGTATGCGGCCTGTTTGAAGTCCATTAGATTGCCTACCTCAACACCATGCAGAACACGCCCCAAACGGCCCCCTATGGCTTCTGAGAAGGATGTACGACCTGCTCTGTGGGTATGTCCAGAGATGATGTTAGTGCCGGTACGCCTAGCCGCTTCCATTGCGCTTAGACCACCCTGTGATTTGATAGGTGTGTGATCGCCATGAACTGCCACCCAGGATGGGGCCAGCACCATAGGCTTTTTGTGGAAGGTAATCCCTAGCTCATCAAATTTCATAAACTTCTCAAAGCGCAGCTCTGGCAAAGATAGGAAAGATGGGATCTTTTTCATGATTATGTTATAAATACGATCTGTGTGATTAGACCTAATGCAGTCAGTTACGCCTAACTCCCATAGAAGCTCCACGCATCTGTCTCTGTCATCGCCTAAAGTCTGCTCATAGGCTAAAGGTGTGCCATCTGACCATTTGCTTATTGTCTGAAAATCAATCTCATCGCCAATAGTGACAGTTTGATCTGGCTTGAAGGTTTGTAAGAACTTGGCTATGTTGCGTGTTACATGTACATCCTCAAAGGGAACTTGAAGATCAGACAAAATAACTATTCGCTTAATCGTCATCCTCATCTTCGTAATCGCCAAACCTTTCTGGTTCGACTGGAGATGGCAAGATCCATGCTGGATAAGACTGTGGCTCTGTAATCATGAATAGAGCTATAGACTCAGGGAATCCAGCCTTCTTTAAGGATTTGTAAAACTCATGCAACCCAATGCAGTAAGCATCGAGTGGGGAATACCCCTCATCTACGAACTTGTTAGTTGCTTTCCTTGCCATAAGATAATTGTCACTTCTCTAGGATGCGTAAGATGGTTTCGACACGCGCTTCCAGTAAGTTAATCTGATCGCGCATTGATGAGCCAGAGTTAGGCTTTAATTCTTGAAGGTAGTGCTTTACTAGCCATCGCACCGAGCCAATAAATGAACCAATAACGGTCGTAGCAGCAACAGCAAGAACCGCCATGTCCTGCGCAATCATTATCGTTTAGGTGTGGCATAACCGAACACGCCTGATAGTACTGACCACAACACTGCTCTGTAGTCTAAATCGAAGTTGGTTGCTGACCATGCTGCTAGAAATGCTCCTGCTGCAAGGATTGTTGGATTCTTTAGGTTCATAGTTTTCCGCCTAACATAGGTATTTGATAAAATTCACCCAGTAAGTCAGCTTCTTTCTTAAAGCTGAAATGCACATGGTGATTGTGTTTGTTAGCCCCTGTGTACTTGCGCCACTTCCACCTAAGAATAGGGGAGCAGA